CAGCAATTACAAATGATGCCAGAATATAAACATGGTGCGCTTGCTACTCAATGGAAACAAAGAGTAACGGCACTTTTGCGTGCTGACAGAGTTAGTAAAACTGTAAGACTACAGAAAGTCTACGATAACAGAAATAAATTTAACGAGACCAAGCAAATTAGGAAAGCTAAACCTCATCATAGGGCTAAAGCTAGACAAATTGTCAAGGAATCAGAAAAAGTTTCTGCTAAAGAAGGCAACATGGGAGATTTTCATACCGGAGATCCTGTACTTAACACAACAAATGAAAATGTACAAGATCATATGGGTGAAAAGGCCGACCAATCCATGTTAGGTAAAACCTTACATGATATTAGAGACGGAGGAAATACCCAATTTTCATTGGATCATTATTTTCGTCGCCCAATTTCAATCTATTCTGGAGATATCGAAGGAGATTTCTTCGAAAGATTAGATGTTTGGGATTTATGGTCTAGGGATCCATCTGTTAGAGCTAAACTTTCAAATTATGCTTATTTTAAAGGCAATTTACATTTGAGAATAGCTATCAGTGGTACCCCTTACCATTACGGAAGGTTGTTATTCAGTTATCAACCTTACATTAATTATAACCAACCATACAGATCTTTGAAACTGTTACTAGATGATAGTTTTACAGGACAAGATCAGTCTGTTAGGGGGATGATGAATTGTTATTTATCACAAGCCCCAGGGACAAAAACAATAGATCCGAAGGATAACATGCCTTTGGAAATGTGTTGCCCGTTTATATCTTATAAAACTAAGTATAGACTAACAGCTAATGATGGTTTGGTCATTACAAATAGCACACCTTTTCCAGATTTGGAAGAGGCAGGTGCTTTAATTATTTCAACTCTAAACCCAATTAGATTTGCTAATACTACTACTGCTGCTGAAAATCCAGTCTCAATCAATGTATTCGCTTGGTGCGAAGAAATTGAATTGGGTTGTATTACAGCTACCAATATTGATATTACAGCTGAGTCTGCAGTCGTTAATAGAATTAATAACTATAGCGATGCATATGATTCAGGAGGCATGTCCAAAATGGGACGTCAAGTAATGTCAGATGTTAGAAGCGGAGAAGCTGTTTCCACAGGTGGACAAGGCTTAGGCACATACATGTCAGAAATGGCAAGCGATGTGGCAGCTAATGTTACCAAAACGGAATACAACGATCCAGGCCCTGTTACGAAAGTAGCAACGGCAATTTCTAATGTAGGAGGAATGCTTTCGGATGTACCTATTATAGGTGATTTTGCGAAAGCTACCTCAGCAGTATTTAAAGGTTTAGGTGCTGTGTCTAATTTCTTTGGATTTTCAAAACCAGTGATATTAGAACCAGCAATGTTCGTAAAGAATATGCCCTTTCAAAATGGAGCTGTTGGAAATGTTAAAGAGACTGCGTATATGTTAGCAGTAGACCCTAAAATAGAGTTATCAGTTGATCCTTCATTAGGAGGAATGAACGTAGATGAACTAGTTATAGGGAATATTGCATCACGCAAGTCTTACATAGGAACATTTGATTGGTCAGATGCTGATGTAGCAATGACTGATGTTCTATGGAACACAACAGTAGATCCAAATATGGGTATAGCTTTAATAGGAGCTCGCAACGTAAGAGAAGCTGAGCAACCTAATGGAGGTACTACTAACAATTATTGTCAAGATAGTGCCTTAGCATTTTCCTCAAGACCATTTTCATATTGGCGAGGAACGATTAATTACACTTTTGAAGTGGTTTGTTCAAGATTTCACAGAGGTAAGTTATTGATTCGATTTGAACCAAATACTTATCAATATGAAACATTGATTAAAACAAATTCTGCTCCATTAAATCAACAGAATAGTGTAATTTTAGATATCCAAAATGGACAAACAGTTACAATTGCAGTAGATTGGGCAGCCACCAGATCATGGTGTTTGTTACCTACTCCTGCAAATAAGAAAGGAATAGTAGATGCTGCTGATCCTGACGCTGTACGTCCATATGGAAATAGTAATAATTTCTTTACACAAGGATTATTACCAGGATTGAGTCCACTTACTGACAACAGAACCGCAGCTTCGGCTAACGGTATTCTAGAAGTTAGAGTTCTGAATCAATTGGTACAACCAATTGCTGATGCAGATGTACAAGTTAATGTATATGCATGGTCAGAAGATATGCAATATGCAAGACCTTCTGTTTCAGGATTACCTAACAATAGAATGATAGGACAAGCTGAAAATCCGACAATTATTTCGGAATCAGCTGTTATTCCTTCTGAGGAAGTAGTAGTTATCAATCCAACAGGAGCTTCAGATGAGCATATACACGATGATCACATGGGTGAGAAGATAATTTCTTTTAGAACCTTACTCAAACGTTTTCAAACCGTTTATTATTTAGCTAATCTGAATCCTGAAGTACCTGAAGTGATTAATATGTCATTCAAAGGTACAGTTTTACC